TCCGTTCTGGAATCATTTGCATTTACGGTGTTTGCAAAATGCATTTTAACCAGACTGGTTACACTGGAATCAATCTCACCTCCAGGCTCAACCACTGAACTAGGAGGCATATTGTTTGCAGCCGCAAATACGGATACTCCACTAATCTCATAAGGATCTGCGTATTTCCCGTCGTTAATGAAGTACATCAACAAGGCAGTCGGAGCTAATACTGACGGTCTCTCATGCCTTGTATTGACCGAATAGTTATTTATTTTCATGGGAATCCTGGATAGCTTTCATTTCCTCAGAGTAAAATTTTATGAATGTGAACCTCTCGGCAGCGGTCATCTTCTTAACATCTGAGTAAGCAAATCTTGCCTTACTTACTAATATGTAGGCTTGATGCAGGAGTTCTTTTGAAGTTAAACCATGTATTAGCTCACTGAAAAAAAATCGACACCGAGAGGGATAGCCATTGGTGTAACCGTTTTGCAGGAAGGGCAGTCAAACATAAATCTAGGGTCTATGCCGTATTCATCCTTATTGACTTCTTTAACGATGGTCTTAATGTCTTGAATATGCATCTTTTTCAATGCTTTGGCTACAAAGACAGGGTCCGTAATCTCTCCAATGGATACAACAAATCGAAAAAGATTCTTAAGCAATGTTTTAGAGTCATCTAAGTAAGCCTCATCCTTGCTACGGGGAAACATTACTTTCGCGGAAACCCCAAGTCTAGGCAGCTTAACCTCTCTAGGATCTGTAAGGTCCTCGGGTACTTCCTTTACTACAAAGTGCTTATCTAACTCTAGGGTGGTGGTTATTTCCTTGTTGCAATTAGGGCACGCAACAGGAAACTCATACTCTGATCCATAAGAAATCTCTCTAATTTTCATTAAAAGAAATAGCTTATCCATTGCTAGCAATTCGGAAACATTGACTCCTTTAACACAAGAGTCTACAAGCATGTTTATTATTTGGCTCCCCTTCCCTTTAGAGTTAAGTATCCTCTCCTCTTCCTGGTAAGTTAAAGGCGTTACAGTGGCTTCTGTGAAGCCAGAGTAGAATTTTCCTTTGGAAGGTAATTCTACCTGCCAATACTCGTTTTCTGGCACGCTTTTAAAAAGATCTTCAAAAAGCCTTTCCTGGCTGTTTTCTTTATTCCCAGCTATTTTTCTTATTTCTGACATAACTATCCTATTATGTACATATAATAGTCTATGCGTATTGAAGTAGGAACTTTAACGACCCAGTTGAGGACTGACAATCCAGAGATCTTAAGAGAACTCAGTAACAAGTATTCTTTCCCGGTTCCTGGCTACCAGTACTCACCAGCTTACCGAGCTAGAAGATGGGATGGAAAGAAGAGATACTTTGGAGGTAGCGGCAAGTTTAGAACGGGACTGCTTCCCCGCATACTAAATGATTTAAAGTCTATAGGGGTTAAAGATATAGACTGGGAAGGAAAGCCTGAATATCATGAGCCTTTTGTACCTTCGGTCGATAAATTTGAATATAGGGAATATCAGGAAAAAGCTATTTATGAGTGCTTGAAAAAACAAAGGGCAATCATTAGCAGTCCTACAGGCTCGGGTAAAACTTTAATCATGGCTGGGTGTGTAGCTTCCCTACAGCACGAAAATAAGGACTTGCACGCAGTCATTCTTTTTAGGGAAAAAGGGATTCTTAAGCAAACTTACGAGTTCTTTAAAAAGTGTGGTATTCCTAATTTAGGCATCAACTCTGGAGAAGGATACGAGCATGGCAAAATAATGCTCTCCACCGTTCAAAGCATAGAAAAAATTATAGATACTCACCTGAATCAATCCACCCTTTTAATGGTTGATGAAGCTCACCAGTTCTGTAAAGGTGATACCACTATAGCAGCCGTTGAGAGCTTCCCTAACGCTACCTACAGGCTTGCATTCACTGCCACCCCTCCAAGGGAAGGGGCAAAAGATATAAACGCTAGGATGGTTCTAGAGGGCGCATTTGGATCGGTATACACTACAAGGACAGCAGATGAGTTAATTAAAGATGGAAGCCTAGCCAAGCCTATTATTCAAATAATAGATAATCCTTCTCCCTCGTCTGTTGACGAAGACTCAACCTACCTAGAAATATATGAGAAGTATATTGTCAATTGTGAGTCTAGGAATGGGATGATTAAAAAAGTATTATCTAAGGTTTATGAATCTAATGAGCATGCAAAAGTTCTCATTCTAGTCAAGAATCTTCAGCATATTGAGAACTTAAAAAAGATCATACCCAACTGCTATACCATTGAAGGTAAAGATGATATCGGGTCTAGGTATGACATTATACAAGACTTCATAACCGACGATAAACCTGCTACAATCATTGGAACCAATGTCATGCAGACAGGGATTAGTATTGATGAAATTAGCCATATGGTAAACGCCAGAGGACTATCTGGGGAAGTACCAACTATTCAGGGTCTTGGAAGAGGGACGAGAAAAGCTAAGGGGAAAAATAAAGTATTCCTTTACGACTTCTATGACAACATCAAATACTTAGAATCTCACTCAAAGCAAAGAATAAAGCATTACACTAATTTAAAGTTTGAAATAAACAGAATAAGCATATGAAAAAAGAATACCCAGATATTTTAACCAACAAGGCTCAAGTCGATGCAATAAACACTTTGACTACCGAACAGCTAGGTATGATAGAAAGCTGTATGGAAAGAATGAAGGCCATAAAGGAAGATAAGAAAATATCTGAAAGGACCCTTCGTGAGCTTACTAGCGTCATGAGAGAGTTAGATGGTCTTAGGGAACTTTTCTATCTAAGAATATTCAACTCCCTTAAGAGGGGCGACATGCTATTAGGTTAAGGAGTGACACTAGGCGCACTTTAGTCCAACTCGGTTACTGTTGAGCTACAATCTAGCCAGCTTGTTCTACCTGAGTCATCAATAAACTCTTCCTCGTAGGTCATATTTAAGCGAGCTTGAGTCTTATCTTCTCTTGTAAAGATGGCATGTCTAGAGGCATCCCACATTACATAAATTTCTGCTTCTGTTAAAGCAGTAGTAAAGTCTGGGCATGTTTGAGTAGACCCTACTGGGTACAGGTGTACGTGTACGGTCATAGGTGATTATGCAATCCTAGTAATACTTACTGTGGTTCCCGCTAGGAAGTTGGTATTACCGCTACTCGATTTAGCATCGATGGTAATGTCCCAAGAACTTCTAATTAACCCCACCCATTCAAAGGAAGCGGGTCTTGATTGATGGCTAATAAACGATCCCCCCGTAATAAACAGGTCTGTAGCTCCTCCTACTGCGGTTCCGTTAACCTTGATATTGATATCTGTGTCTGGATTTGATGTAGAGTTGTATACTATAGCATTTAGGTTAATTTTGTAAATGCCTTGAGTGTCTCCAACATTCCACTTGGCCGTTCCCCCGCCTCCCGTAGCAATAGTATAGCTCATAAGGGTATTATCACCCGCCGATGCGCCATCAGGGACACTCTTAACTATTTCAATATCTGATGCAGTAGTAATTCCGTTTCCAAGAGTGGTTAGGTTTCCTGCCGAGGATTGGGTTCCCGCAGTACCAAATCTAGTCCAAATAAATTGACCATGGAAGTGAGGGAATCTTTGAACACCTAACGATGTAGCTATTGATCCATCATTATCAACTGTGTTGGCAGTTGCGATGCTTCCAACCGACAAGCTTGCAAACGCCGCGCTGGTTGCGCTAGCATTGTTATCCAGGAAATCTAGGGCGTTGGTACCTAAAGTCACTGCCCTTGTTGCAGACACTGAAGTTCCCGACACTAATATCAAACTGTTTGCGGCAACAGACCCAGCTTTTCCGGTGGTTCCGTCAGGAGTTCTGACAGGCATCCCAAGACCTCCTGTTCCTGCTGAATCTATCACCCATCCTCCACCGTCACCGCCCCCCGCGAAGACTAAACCATCTCCAGGAGTTAGCTCATCAGGAGCATATCCAACAGCGGTTATAAAGTGTCTAGATCCAATTGTTGTTGCTAACCCGTCAGGAGTCGATGAGTTTTTGTAGTATATCTCATCATTATTAGCAGTGCTCTTAGGTAAGAGCGTTGCAGTCGCATTGTAGAATGTTCCTGTAGCTGTAAACAGATCTGCTGAGGCATCATACTCAGCTTCAGTTACATAGTTAGATAGGTCGGCAATGGTATTAGCTAAGAGGAGACCTGTAGCGGCTAAATTATTAGTTAGAGTGGTTATCGCTGGCCCTGTAAGGGCCAGATTAGAATTTATGGTGGTTATCGCTGGCCCTGTAAGGGCCAGATTAGAATTTATGGTGGTTATCGCTGGCCCTGTAAGGGCCAGATTAGAATTTATGGTGGTTATCGCTGGCCCTGTAAGGGCCAGATTAGAATTTATGCCAGCTATCGCTGGCCCTGTAAGGGCCAGATTAGAATTTATGCCAGCAACGAAGGGGGCGGCAGTAGGGTCTAGGGACGCAAACACTGTATCACCAACAGGGACAACCAAGATGTTCCCCGGTTCGCCTGTCGGCAATGATCCTCCTCCCCCTCCTGCATTAGGACCGGTATACCAACAGGCTGCTGTGGCATCCCACAAAAGAATGTTATTTTGAGACGTAGCAGTGGGAGAGTAGCAGACATCCCCCATAGCACTAAGGTTTCCCTCTACTGCGGCTCCAACATAAGTAGTTGCACTTACCGTAGCAACCGTTATAGCACTAAGCTCGACAAAACTTTTAGCATTGCCATTAGTATCATAACCTACCCCGAGAGGTATGTTATTGCTCGAATAATTTTCGCACGTCATTATGATGTGTTATTGTTTAGTTTTTGTATCGAGAAGGATCAGGTCTCCTAGGAGCTTCTTCCTCTTCTTCCTCTTCTTCCTCTTCCTCAACAAAGTCTTCGTCTTCTAACTCTTCATCACCTTCGACTTCATCTTCCATCTCCTCTTCATCTTCATCTTCGACAAAGTCTTCATCTTCCATCCCCTCTTCGCCCTCAGGCTCTTCTTCTCCTACCAAATCCTGAAGCATTGCTTCAATGTTCGATATGGAAGCAGCGAGATCATTCTCAGGCATTTCAGGTTCTTCTTCCTCTGGAGGAATATCCGAACCCTCTTCTGATGGCATTGCATCCTCCATCTCATCTTCTCCCATCTCTCCTTCATCTTCTGCCTGAACCTCGTCTGCTACTTCTTGAGCATCTGGCATAATGTCTGAAGGGGCTTCTTCGCCGCTTTCCATTGGGTCAGGAGAACCTAAAGGATCACCTCCGTCAAGGGGTTCATCAAGAGGATCTTCTGGGCCTTCAGGTGCCATTTCTGGCTCTGGAGCCATGCCTTCACCCGGAACAGCACCTTCTGCTCCCGACACCAACGGCTGGATCATCTTCAATACCTGACCAATCTTACCAAGGTCATCAGCAACTCGATTAAAATCTAAGTAGCTGGTGAGGCTAGTCTCGTTCAGTACCTCAGAGTAATCGGCCTCGGTAAATATTTCGTTAAGGAAGTCAGCTAAATCAATGGACTCTGCCCCATTCTTCATTTTAAGGCTAGACGCTAGTTCTAGCAGAGCCTTACGAACTATTGAAGCTTTAGGAGCCTCATTAGCGATACTGGTTAAAATATCACCTTCACTTAGAATAAGGTTCCTGAAAGTAGGAACATCTCTAAGGTTCTTTACATTAATGCCATATTTCTCGTTAAGGATACCTAATACATGAGACTTGACAGGCTTCTTCATTTCGTATACCTTACTTACGAAAGCATTTACATCTCTATTTGTGATTTTGACCTCACTGAGACTTAAGGAATTATGGACTAAGTTGCCTATTTGCTTCTTAGTAGCAAGAGCGAAGTAGGGAGCATCACATACTAGAGCAGCAACCTTTTCTCTAATAGCATCTTCGTTTGACTCAAACACCATTTCTGAGAGTTCGTGAACCGTGGAATTATCCATCCAGATGTTATCAAACATCTTCTTGGTTTCTAGGAGTTCCTTTTGGACTAGCTCCTGTCTGCATAAATGCTCATACACACTGGAGTTACCCTTGGTTACTACTTCGAATACCTTTTCTTCCTTGAGACCCTCAATGGTTTTCTTGGGAAGGTTAAACGAGTTTGCAACCACCGTTACTAACTTCATACCGTTTCTGATCGAAGTCTTATTACCTATATCCTTATTCTCCTTTAGGAAAGTTACGATATGGTCCTTAATTTCAGCGGCTCTCTTAAATTGATTTGAGGATACAATCTTTGTGCTTTCCCCAAACCTAGCAGTTTTCTCTTGGAGTCTAGCTTTGACACGGTGGAACGAAAGTTTTGTCTCGTATAGTGATAGGATGTTATCAAAAGTATTCTCAGCCGTTGAGTAGTCATTCTCCAGAAGATCAGCAAGCAGTAAGGATACCTTTTTGTCTGCTACCTCTTCGAATGCCCCCTGCTCTTCTAATACTGATGAATCTTCTACTACAATATTAGTAAGCCTTAATGTAGGCTTGCAAGAGTAGTCACCGGATAGGACTGAACCGCTTTCAGTAATGTATGTAGCTTTTCCTTCATTCACATGAAATAGTTCTACGTTCTCTCTCAGAGATCTAGCCAAGTAATCACCTATCTTTAGGAGATTGCTAAATTCTTTTCCACGATTCTCAATAAGGTTTGTTAACATAACTATTCCAATATATCAATTTTATTTAGCTTAATTTTGAAGCATACATTTGTTAAAATAAATTAACCAAGTTCTTTTTCTTCTAAAATCTTCAGTAACTCATCATCACACCCAGCTTCAACAGCCATATTTTTCATGCTTTCAAGGTCTAAAGACTCTGCTTGCATGGGAGGAGCTTCTCCTGGTCCTGCTGGGGGTGCCCCTTCCATAGGTGCTCCCATGCCAGGATCCATTCCAGGGGGTGCCGCTCCCGGAGGGGGCATTCCCATCTCTGCTGCCTTCAATTGAGCGTATACTGGATCGTTCATTTCTTGTTCCATCTGCTCCTTCATATCTTCAATTTGTTGGTCAGTCATTTGATAGTAATCCTTTAGGATCTTAGAGATAGGGAATAGGCCAAGTGCTTTAACCTGTCCGACTACTATAGCTTTTTGCTCGTCTAAGCCAAGTTGACGCTGCTTTGCCATATCACTGGGAGCAGGCAACTTAATTCTTAATCCATCAACTAAAACATTAGGATATCCCTTTAAGGTTAAATGTCTTTTTGCAATAGTTTCAATGCCAATCTCAATCGACTTTTGAATTCTACCGATAACTCTGGCGAACTTAACATCTAATTGAGCAAGGTTAGCTTTCTTCTCAGGAGTTTGATCCTTTTCTACAATGTAGTCCTTGGGAACCTTAAGGGCAGCTAGTAGCTTGTCTCTAAAGTATTTAACATCATCGACTTCCCCTAGGTTATCTGCACCTTTGAGAGTGTCGATCTTAGTACCACTACCTTGGCCATTAACCGCAATGTAGAAGTCTTCATCTGCCGCCAAAGCATTAAAGTTTTCTTCGATATTCCCTGTCTGACTGTTAAAGCTTTTCTTCTTCTTGAACTTATCCATCTGCTTCTTAATATGCATTTCAGCTTTAGAAGCAGGCAACGATCCGGTATCAATATAGAAGATACGACGTTCAGGAGCACGAACCAGACGATAGATAAGCATTGCATCTTCCATCATCTTAAGGCTCTTGTAGGTTACTCTCGCAGCATGAGCAACGCTCTTACCGTAAGGGTAGTGCGACGGATCTGAGGTGTGAAGTCTTAAATGAACTATTTGTCCTGGATCCAAAGGCAAGTGCTTGGTATCGTCCAGGCTAGGTCCTACACCTCCGTAGCTCGTCCAATCATTTTTCTTAGGAATTTCTTGGATAAACTGCCTTAGGTAGCCGAACTCATCTTCAACTCTAAAAATAAAGTTAGGGTTTAGAATCTTAATTCTTTGAATCCCTCGCTTGGCTTCATTTAAATCTATGATGGTCTCAAGGAAGATGTCACCATACTTGCAAGCATTTCTGGTAATATCCCAAAGATAACGATCTAAGTTAATGTTCTCAAACATGTTAGAGATTTCTTCCCTAACCATTTCGTCATCTGTAACGATGTCCCATTGAGTTCCGTCAATGTTTTCCTGAGTACAGTCATCAGCGTAAATATCAAAAGCACTACTGATTTCAGGATACCCGTCCATATCCTCATATTCCTTGTATCTGCGCTTCCTCTCATACTCTAATTGAGGAATTACAGGGTAATAAGTTTTCTCATAACCAACCTCCGAAGCAATCTTAACTACGTCAGAGTTCTGGACTGCATCTCCCTGTAGGGGCTTAGGAGGAGCAATAGACCTGTTTGTGACTGGATCTACATACTGATCGTCCTTTACATCCTCAACTTCTCGTGCAAAAAACTTACGGTAGAATCTACCAATCATACCGTAAGGTTGATTGTAGGGCTTCGTCGTATCAGCAAATTCAGTGAATCCTTCGTTTATTTTCCTATCAGCCATTTAATGTTCTCTTCTGTGAGTTCTCCGGTAGACGTACCCATCTTATATGTATATGCATTCTGTATTGCGGGTGGGATATAAGCTTTATCATTATGTTCACTGGATTCTATGAACGAATTGGTTCTTAACTTGTTAAAAATGTGTATAGCAGTGGCGTATGCCATGATTAAATCATCATGACAGTTAGAATCAGGTTTAATCTTGCCGGTATCTGGATCAATAACAAAAGTTAAAAGTTCGTTGACGAGACGCTCAGAGCTAACTAGAACCCTATTTGACCTGATATTATGTTCCATGTCAGCAAGAAGGTTCTCTTTGTTCTTTTGAGTTATTAGGATACCGATGTCCCTTTTATCGTCTTGGACCAGATTCTCGTATTCTAGCTCTTCCTTTAGAAAGTAAATGAGATTATTTCCAATACCATTCCTCTCAGGACATACAAAAGCCGTATTGTATAGCCTTGCCTCGTCAGATATGATCTTAGCAAACTCGTTAATGGGAGTTCGGTTTGAGTAGAACTCAGCTACCTGTTTCCCATTGTATATGTCAATAATGTGGAAAGCTGAATAATCTCTGTCCCTACCGATAGATGGATCAGCGGCTAAAACGTATTCGTGGTGAGGCTGAGGGTCTTCCCAGATACGCATCTTGTTGTTGTATCTAATCCAATAATCCTTATTGCAGTTCTCCTTTAAACTTTTAAGTATTTCTCCATCAACGTAAGTTTCACCTGTTCCAAGGAAATTAGACTCGTATTCCTGCAACCACTCTTTAAATGTATGTTTCTTGCGAGTCGATTCCTCCCAGTCATCAACATTAATAGGAGGATTGTAGTTGCTCATCTGCTCATACAGACCTTCGTATCCTGGATGCCTGTGATATTCTGGATGTTCTTGCCATTTAATTCTAATTGCATGAAATCCATTTGATCCTTCTAGAGCCTGTGTGTACATCCTATGGAACCAATTTCCAATGCCGTTGACAGTCGATAAAACACAAACCCGGCCTCCTGTGGACGTTGTAGGGCCTACAGCAGCCCAAATAGTGTCGATGTAGTCAATGAATGCAGCTTCGTCAATAATTAAAAGGGATGCTGCAAGGGATCTACCACTCTGCTTACCTGAAGCCTTTGACTGGATAGAGGATCCATTCTCCAAGGCTAGCGTGTGATCGTTATTCTTAGTGGTCTTAGGTTGCAGCCAAATGGGAAGCTCATCATACATGAGCCTAATTCTAGAGACCACTTCAGTCGCTTCGGAGTCACCCTTGGAAAGGATGGCAACTTTCTTGTTAGGCTGGAATAAGATGAACCATAAAGCATAACTAGCCATCAGAGTCGTGCATCCTGCCTGACGGAACTTACTTAGAATAGAAAGACGATAATCTTGAAACTCTCTTAAGATCTTAGTTTGGAACGGGTAAAGGTCGAAAGGAACCAACCCTCGCATTGGGTGAACTACCTTAGTGTAATTTTTAGTGAAGTATTCACAGCTATTCTTGCATTTCAAAAATTCTTTTTTGATTTCTTCTAGGGTAAGTGTATTATTATTCATATGATCTACCTGAGTATATGTACAAGAGAAGAGAACAAGAAAGCTGATACTCTTCAGTCTCTAGTTAATTATAGTAAGAGTGCATATGACAGCGATCCGTCATCGGACATCCAATCTCAAATATCGGTTAATGCCCCATCAATCTACGAAGGACATAGAAGAAACTTAGTCGCGCTTCAACTAGAAGATGACGATATAATCGTACTTGTACATGACGATGTGGAGATTTTATCCACCCCAGAAAAATTCAAGGAGCATATTTCCTTAGCCAGAAAGCCCGGTGTAGGGTTTGTAGGAGTAGCAGGGGCTACCACATTCACTCAAAACGGCTCATGGTGGAATGCTAGGGGTACGGGGGAGGCTAGAGGTTTTGTTTGGCAGGGAATCGATGACATTACGATGAAGCCAAATTACTTTGGTTCTCCCGGACAAGTCGTAGTTCTTGACGGGTGTTTGATAGCTGCGACCTACAAAACCCTGAAGGAAATCGGCTTAGGGAAACCCGACTATCTTTCTAGTGGATGGGACTATTACGATATCCATATGACCTTCTCGGCTCATTATAAAGGATATTCTAATTACGTGGTCCCCATCCAAATAAGGCATGAAAGCAGTGGTTTGATGAGAGATGGATGGTACAAATCAAAAGATGAGTTTATGAAGAATTGGAGGCGGGACATTCCCTGCTGGATACCTGTAGATAAAACAAACGGATTACCTAAATGAGTTACGTGACAGATTTAATAACTTGGATTTTAGCCACTTTTGGATTGGCAACGATTATTGTAAATTCAACAATAATGGCACCTGTAAGGGCTAGAGTAGAAAAGATCTCACCTTTTCTCGGAAAGCTAGTTAACTGTATCCTATGTACAGGGTTCTGGTCAGGGGTATTTTGGTCTTCAATGTATTGGAACCCTTTCTCAGCACAGTATGCCTCTTGCTTCTTTATGGATGCGATATTTGCAGGGTGTGTAGGCTGTGCAAGCACATGGCTAATCTACCTTAAGGTATTCCCCTTAATGCAAGGTCATTAGTACAGTGCTATATAATATAGCTAGGCTCTTGGTGTTTTTTCAACATCGCATTGGTATACTTATCAGTGTGTAGACCGAGGAGGTGATCTAAGTCCGCACTAAGAGCCTAGCACTTATTCAATTGCCAGCGCAGCAGTGAGTAACGGGTCTAAGACCAAATTTTTTTAGCAATAACATAATGCCCTCCAATGGTATCTACCTTAGCTAATTAATTACCGATGTAATCCATCAATCCTAACCACTTAGGAGCCGTAGATCTAATCTGCCCTTGCCACTCTAGTAGGCCCCAGGAACCATATTTTGACGGGTTTCCGGTAAGAGTGTAGTTCATAAACAAACCACCTCCATTAGCTTCCCATCTAGTAAGATCGTCAAAATACAATGTACGCATTTGAGGATCTCTATTAGCAGCTACGAATAAGTTAGTAAGTATTGGATCGTTTTGAGCCGCACCAACTCCAACCAGATGTTGGCCTCCCTCGTAAGCAAGAAGATCCAAACCACGAAAGTTTGCATTGTTTGAATTAGATAGAGTATGCTGTGCATGATTAGTAGCACTATTTAAATCACATTCGCTAAGAAGATAGGGAATTGAAAAAGTAGCAGTGTTAGGAGAAATACTAAGATTACCTAAGAATCCTCCAAAGTAAGGAGCGACTGCAAAAGCATCAGCGTGCTTGTAAGCGTCCTGCCAATCCATAATTTGAATGTTCACCCAAGGGTTTACACTCTGTCCTGCTAATACTCTAACTAAGTTTCTATCTCTAGATTGACCGTAGACATTAGAAAATATTTCAAATATCTCAACCGATCTCTGAGAATAGTATAGCCAGCCAGCGTGCCAAGAAGTAGGATGTAAACCTAATGCTAAACCTTCAGTCTGAGCATACTGGGTCTGTTGAAATTGACTGTTCCAAACCTCATTGCTATACTCTAAGTATACTGTCAAAGAAGGATCGAGAGCAATCCTACAAAGGTATGCTAAGTAAATAACATACAGATCGTCAGCCATATGAGGCACACAGATCCACATGTTCTTGCATGTCTGATTACACAACTCAATCATGTATAAAGGATGCACACCTTGATCCGTAGCTTGAGTGTAGTTAAAAAAGTTAGTAGCTTGCCACCATGAGGTTACAGGGCTGTTATTCGTTCGACCCCAATCCATGAATCTAAGCGTATCAAAAGGCTCTAAACTCTTAATGTAATCAGGATGAAAAATTCTTGTAGAATTATCATACCCAGGTAAGTATACTCTTATGTCTTCAATAGGCTGGATAATGTCCGTAATCCTAAGACTAAAAAGCCCATTACTAGGAACCTGCAAATTGATCTTTATATGCCCTTGCGATTGTTCTAATATAGTTAAAGAACCATCACCACCCGCTCTCGGTACTATAGTTCCTATTCCATTGTAACGTATTGTGTAAACGCCATCAGGGTATGTAGGAGAGCCGTTAGCAAATATGATGGACTCTATGTCCTGATTAGATTGAAGACTCTGAGGCCATCCTAGCTCGTCTGTGATGACTGCGGGGCCTGTACCCCATACATGAGGATTAGCTTGATGACTAATCCATTCTCGGGAACTCTTAAAAACATCTACAAATGGCGTTTGATTTTGCCAGTCTTTAACACCCTCTAAGTTCGTTCCTATCGGACTTTGGGGTAATACTGCGAGGAGTAATGATAGTAACATAGTACTATTATATAGCCCGGTATAAAGCTAAGGTTACTTTGGCTTCTTACTCGACGTACCAGCATTCCAATCGTCTATTTGTTGATTTTTAGCTGGGGACCTTAATACTCTTCTAATCTTATCCAAGAATGAATGCTTTGGTTGAGTAGGCTTTGGTTGAGTGTTCTGCGAGTATCCACTGTCCTTTAAGTCGTTTAAACGCTTACGTTCCGCAGCAAGCTTCGCAACATCTTTCGAACGGTCTTCATCGCTTCTAACGTAACCTTCAGGATTTTCTTTAGTTTTCGGCATGTTACCCGCAGTCCATTTCGCAGCCATTTCGGGGACTGATGGGTTAGGAACTTTGTATTTATCAAGGATACTCCTACCTAGTTTATTGAGATCCTTCTGTCTAGATATTTTAGCCTTATGTCTTTTATGTATGTTCCCTGCCGGTCCTAGATCCCTGTCTTCTTTCTCTGCGCTTCTTGCTGCCACCTTGCCTACCTGATTATTTGTACTCGCTATAGCATAATCCTTGTGTTGCGGCTTCATATACTCTAAAGGTTTTCCTTTTACTGGAGCCTTATGCTTGGTTGGATCGTACTCACCTTCTGCCGGTGGTACATTTCTTTTTCTCATGTATCCTTTTCCTCCAGGCTTTGCGTTAGGATTTATACCTTTATACCACTTACCCAATCTGTCCATTGTAGCTCCAACATCACCACCAGTAGATCTACCTTCATCGCTTCTATCCATTTCTTCATCTCCCGCTTGATAAAGTCTTGCTACAACTCTATCTGCGGCTTCCACAGGATCTTGCCCGGATTTTTTTGCCTTCTTAGCCGCGTTACTTACTCTTTTAGACTTACGACTAATTTCAGTTTCTTCAGTTTCTTCTAAGTAGTTTAAAACAGCGTTTCTAAATTGTTCTTCGCGTCTTTGAAATCTTTTACTAGTCTGTTTCATTTGTCTGTCACTTGCAGCTTGGGCCGCCGCAGTATTTCCTGCCGCTGCGAAAGCTCCTTGTCCAAACCTTTTCGTAGCCATTCTTTGGTTAGTTTT